GTCGCTGTAGGTGCGCTCATCGCCGCAATCCCACCTACTAGGATTAGACGATAATGAAACACATCATCAACTACGTGAGGGATAACACTTGGACTTGGGTGGGTACGGGCATGGTTTTAATTACCTTGTCAGGTCCTACCTTAAGACAGGCGTTACTCTTAACAGGTATTGGCATAGTGCTACACTCGCTGATATCCCTAACACAAAAGGACCCAGAATGAACTCCATGATTGCCAAAACCTTAGACCTCACACAACGCCTCGTGTCGCTGTTCATCGCATCAGCCCTACCTATCATCACCGGTGGCGCAATCCTCGGAGTCGACGTAGTTAAATCCGCTGGTGTCGCAGGCCTGACAGCCTTGTTCGGTGTTGTACAGAAACTTGCAGCCGCATCAGTTGACGGCGAACTCACATCAGAAGAAATCTCGGCAGCGTTCGGCACCAAAACTAAGAAGAAATAATGCCAAAAAAAGTTGCGTGGGATTACATCGTTCCCATCGTCATGCCAGCCGACCTGAAAGGTGTCGAGCCAGGGAAACTACCTGAGAACCTGCTACGCCCAATCAAAGGTGGCGGCAAACTGCATTGGCGGGCCGCTGACGCATGGAACGCAATGGTCGCAAAAGCCACATTGGATGGACTTGTTCTCAAACCGACGAGCGCAGGCGACCTGTATCGCTCTTACGAGTCACAGAAAGCCGCTTTCCTTCAACGCTACCGCACCGATCCGATCCCTGGTACATCAACTAAAACGTTTGAAGGTAAAACTTGGTATCTGCGAAAAGGTATGGCGATGCTCGCCACCCCAGGCAAATCAAACCACAACCTCGGTTTGGCTGTTGACGTTCATTCTGCTGGCGAACCAAAGCGTTTGAATTGGTTGATCGCAAACGTCAAAGACTTCGGATTTTCATGGGAAGTGGTACCGAGCGAACCCTGGCATCTGCGTTTGGTAACCGGTGATAACCCTACCCCTGCTGTGCAGGCATGGGTTGATTCGCAGAAAGCCGTATGATATGGATGCGGGTTGGGCGCTAATACTGTCGGCTGTAGTCACAGCAGTCGGCGGAATTATCGTCACCGTTATAACCGTATTCCGTAAAGAAAACCGAGAAGATCACGACAACGTGATGGCTGTCCTACGCATCATGCACAAAGGCATAGGTCGCGTAGAAACCAAAGTGGACAAAGTTGACAGACGGGTAACAGACCACCTAATCTCTCACGCAACCGGAGGGATACTTGACAATGAACTTGGAATTGACAAAGATAGAGTTGAAGGCAATAAGGAAGTACCTAAGTAAGGTTTACCCAGGGGTCAGCGAACAAGACGATCTTTGGAATCTCATAAAAAAAATAGATACCATTATCGAGGGGATGAAACATGTCAACAAAACCAAAGGCAACAGCAGGAAGTGAAATCCTTTTAGAGGCACACAAACTTGTTAACGGCCCAAGACAAAACGATTACGGTCATCCAGCAGACGATTACCGTAAAGTCGCCGACATCTACTATGCGCTCACCGGCATCAACCTAGAGGTATCCGAAGCGATCATGTTCATGGTCGCAGTCAAACTTGCACGGTTACGCACCAACCTTGAACGCGACACCATCCACCACGACAGCCTCGTGGATGCTTTAGGCTATTTGACATGCCTAAACATGGCGGCAAAATAGTGGGCAAATTCTTGGAAGAAGTCCGTAGCGGCAAAGCAGACCGCACAATTCTTACTCGGCTGAAAAAAGAAATGAAAGCCGAAGAATACAAAGACTTGGTGCAAGCGTTGAAAGATTCGACGATTAGCGCAGGTGCGATACAACGCACGTTAACTAAACGGGGATATGTCGCATCTACTTCGGCGTTAACTGCGTTAAGGAGATCATGGAAATGAAACTCAAAGACCAAATGTTTTTGGAACAGCAGGTCATAGATTTACGCAAAGCCTTGTTACAAAGTCAACGTGCCGAAGCAAAAGCAAAACTTAAAACATCAGACCTGATCGAAGCCGTCTACGAAGCGGCACGGCTATCTTTGTTGGCGACACCACGCCCAACAGTTATCCCACCGGTGAAAGATAAACGCAAAATCAAACCCGAGGTTGCGCTCGTACATCTCACCGACTGGCAGGCAGGCAAACAAACAGTCTCCTACGACATCAACGTGTTGACAGCCCGCATCGAGGAAATGATCCGCAAAGTTATTCAACTCACCGAAATACAACGCGCCCACCATCCCGTCAAAGAATGTGTTGTCATGTTGGGTGGCGACATGGTGGAAGGCGTAGGCATATTCCCAGGCCAGCAGTTCGAGATCGGTGCGCATTTGTACGAACAGATGTTTGCCGTGGTGCGCATCATCGAGTCCGCTATCCGTACCCTTGCCACAAACTTTGAATCAGTCAAAGTCGTGTGCGAGTTCGGTAATCATGGCAGACTAGGCAAAAAAGGTGACATGCCAGCCGGCGACAACATTGACCGCATGGCATACCAGATCGCGTCAAACAACTGTGCCGACATCAAACATGTCAAATGGCAGATGTCTGATGACTGGTACCAGATTTTTGCTATCGGCAACTACAACGTGTTGTTGGTTCACGGCGACGAAATAGGGGCGTTCGGTTCTATTCTGCGCAAAGTTTCGGCATGGTCCACAGGTGTCGTAGAACCATTCCATGACTGCTACATGGGGCATTTCCATACACCTACCGCACTCACGATGGCGAACGGTGGTCGAGTGTTCGTAACAGGTTCACCTGAATCCCACAACGAGTATGCCCGCACGTTCATCGCAGCGGTCGGCAAACCCAGCCAACGCCTGCATTTCGTTGACCCGATCAAAGGGCGTGTAACGTCAGAATATGTGTGCTGGTTATGAGACTTTGCTGCCAACATTGTGACGCCATCATCGAGCATGATGAAACGAAAGTGTCGTCATGTGTCTGCGACCCTGACGCCCCGACTTGGGTTGCGATAACCCGTGAAGGTCGCATCATGTCCATGTCCCACGCCAGTTACGAATATCTCCCAAAGGAAAACTGATGTCCTGCCCGTGGTCACTTGTGTCCGTTCATTGGATAGACGCATACGATTCCGATAACGGCTGGATCGAGATAGAAACCTACAAACCTGAAGCCTGCCATGTTGTGTCGGTAGGGTTCTTGTGGCCTGAATGTTTGCCAGGGTACATTTCGATCACCGGTTCATATATGCCTGACGAGGTACCAAATCTTAAAACTATAGGGATGGTGACACATATCCCTGTGTCTATGGTGCAGAACGTAAAAGTTTTGGATCAAGCAAAAATCGATTTGACTTTGCAACACCCTCACCGTATGCTTTAACTAAACCAAACAAAGGGGAACAAATGAATAAGAACTGGTACACAAGAATTAAACCTGAACACGGCACAGCCGACTGGTTGGCGGCCCGATGGAAAAACGAATCAGGTGAACCACAAATCACAGCATCAGTAGCGGCTGTAGTTCACGGGGCGCACCCGTTCAAAACTGCGGCAGACCTGGCAACAGAACTGTTGGCACCTGAACCACCGCAACCTGAGGCACCGAACTCGGCAATGGACCGAGGCAACCGGCTTGAACCGACACTCATCAAATGGGCGGCAGACAGACTGAACAAAGTTTTGTACACACCAGACGTGCTGTACTGCTACGAAGAAGATGGTGTACGTCTCATGTCAACACTTGATGCGTTAAGCATGGATGAACCCGACCAACGCCAAGTCATCGAAGTTAAGACCACAAGGAAACGTTGGGATGGGAAACTACCCGACTACTGGTATTGGCAAGGTATACAGCAGGCGATCTGCGCAAACGTTTTCTCTATTGATTGGGCGATCTTCGATTCAGACCTGGAACTGCACCACCATGTACAAAAGGTTTCATCAGATGAGAAACAGAAACATATTGACGCTTGCCGAAAGTTTTTGGCAGCCATAGATTTAGGGATGTTGCCTGACGGCGCAGAGTACGCCTACCGGCACATCTCAACCCAATACCCGCAAGGTGTCAACACTACAGTTGAACTGCCTTCCAGCATGAAACAACAAATCGTTGCGTTGAAACAAGTTAAACAGCAGATGAAAGAACTTGAAGCAACCGAAGATAGAATCAAAGCAGAACTGTGCGGCCTGATGGGTGAAGCCGAGTACGCCACATTGAACGGCACTTTGGCTTTGACTTGGAAAACATCTGAACGCACATCGTTGGATCAAAAGAAACTTGAACAAGAACACCCAGCGTTAGTAGAGAAGTTTAAGAAAACAACAACCATCCGCACGTTACGTGTGGCAACGAAAGGAGAATAGCAATGGAACTAAAAGAAATACTCAACACGTACGGTGTACCTGATCCGTCTATCGTCGGCAAACTGCCACGAGGCGGCATCACGCTCGACTTCGTAGGTCACGCAGAAATCAACCGCATCCTGATTGACATTGATCCGATGTGGAACTGGTCGCCTGTCGAGTTCGTGAACGGCAGACCAGCGATCACCGAAACGAACGGCATGGCAACCATGTGGGGGTATCTAACCATCCTCGGCAAAACCATGTTGGGTGTCGGTTCGGTACGTGCAGACAAACCTGATCTAGATAAAGAACTTGTAGGCGACTTCCTACGCAACGCATCCATGCGGTTCGGTATCTGTCTCTCACTTTGGTCAAAGTCTGAGTGGGAAGAACACCCTGCCACGGCACCTAAACCTGCTGGTGTTGTCAGCCAAGAAAACATTGATCGATTCAAAGCAGCTTGCAAAGAAGCGAACCTTGACCCGAACGAGGTAGCAAAACAGGCTGGCGTACTGTTGATTGGATTGAAAGAAGCGGACATGGCGAAGTTGCGTGACGCTTTCAAATCAATGAAAGAACAACCGAAACCTTTAACCAACGCTGAAGCAGAAAAGGCGATAGTTGAAACGTTCAAAGCAACACCCGTGGAACCGGTACATAACCCGAACGTGAAACCGTCAAACCCTGATAGCAAGGTGGGTGGTACACAGTTGGCGAAACTGAAAGCGTTAATGAACTCTAAAGGTTTCGACACACCTGAAGCCAAACTAGAGTTGGCTGTCGGTTCGGTGAAGCATCCGTTGAACGATCTGAACGAGATGACCAAAGGTGAAGTTTGGGAACTCATCGAAACCCTTGACCCTCAATGACCGATGAACGCAAAGGGGAATGTCAAGGCAACCGTGAGAAATGCAACCTACCTGAATGTCCGAAGTTCGGGTTGCTCGGTCGCCCATCTCGTGACGGTAAGCGACGGGTACGTGGATGTAACGATCCTGCGGCTCGGGGGAAAAGGAATCGAACTAAAGGTGATGCTAAAGCCCGACATGCCCGACGCAAACTGGGTTTATCTGCGACAGGTAACGCAGGTTCTCGGCATGAAGAACATTGGTCCGGTTTTTTTCGCGTTGAAGTTAAAGCCGGTGCGCAAGTCGGCCCTATCGAAACCAGGTTTCGTGCGGCGAAAACGCAATCGGATGCTTCAAAAGCGTTGGGAGATATCAGACCGTTCGCTATGATCGCTATGCCTGAAGGTAACTCTGACGGGATAGTGTTGATGACAC